AAAGTTCGATTTGATAAAACAATTTAATAATGGCAAAACAATCCTATAAAGATAAAAACGGAACAACGCGCGTCGGTGATGCTTTGCGTTGGTTGGTAGCTCGCGGAAAACAAGTTGCGCCAGAAATTTTGGATATTGCGGGGAATCTTACGGGGATTGAATCATTGAATTTGTTAAGCGATAAAATAAAAAACGACGGCAAATTGTCTGAAACCGACAAACAAATGTTGTTGGCGGAATTAGAGTTTGACGTTATTGAAATGCAAGAAGTCACGAAACGTTGGACGTCTGATAATGCAACCGATTCATTTTTAACAAAAAACATTCGGCCCATTGTATTAGCTTTTTTAACGTTGACGTTGTTCATTTATATCATATTGGATTCGTCAATTGGCGGTTTTAATATCGCGCCACAATGGATTGATTTATTGTCCTCGTTGTTGTTACTTGTTTACGGCGGGTATTTTGGCGCCCGTTCAGCTGAAAAAATAGTCAAAACCTGGAAAAAATAAAATGGCTAAAAATTTAATAAATTCTTTTTTTAAAAAGCAACGAAAAAAACGTCCTGGGCGTCACTCCAAAAATAAATCGTTGTCGCAACGCAAAAAAAAATATATAGGCCAAGGACGAAATTGAGCCAAAAAAAACTATTTTAAATTTTGTATTTTTGTAAATATTAAAATCTAAAAAAAAATTATGGCTTCAAATTTATATTATTCGAGCGATTTTCAAAAACTTTCATTTGGCGACAATGGTTTGCGAATTATTGCCGCGTCGGGAACATCAATTGGTGGTGAAAACTTTTGCGCAATTCAAGCGGTAGAAGCGTCAACAATTTCGTGTGATATTGACGCCGCGGGCGGTGATGCTTCAATCACGTCATTAGCGTTGACGGCTGGAACAATTATTGTTGGAAATTTTGACGACGTTTCGGTTGCGAGTGGAAAAATAATTTGTTATTTAAGATAAAAAAAATAAATGTTAGGATTAGGCATTCAAATACAAAACAATTCTTTGTCAATTCAACAGGTAATTGGTGATTTTATAGTTTTAGAAAGCGGCGATTTTGTTTTAGCTGAAAACGGAGATAATTTAATAATAGAATAAAAATAAAAAAATGGCAAATAAAAAATTTAGTGATTTTGATTTAAAAACAAATTCCTCTGACGTTGCTTTTGTAGTCGGTTTCAACGGAACAGACAACGTCAGAATTACACCGGCCAATTTGACTGGCGGCGGCGGTGCATCAGATTTAAACGGTCTTACTGATTGTTTAGTCGATACAGATTCACTTTATATTGGCGAATCTCCTGGTTCTTTAAGTGGAAATCCGCAAGGAAACACCGCGCTCGGCATAGATGCCGCAAATGCTTTGACAAGTGGAACAAATAACACCTTTATCGGTAACGATGCCGGATTAAGTGCAACAACTGCAAATGACAATGTATTGATTGGCTACCGAGCTGGTAAAGGCATAAATAATACATCCAAACAAAATAATGTTGCGATAGGAAGCGGCACATTTGACATTTCAGCGGGTCAAAACTCTGTTGTCATTGGCTACCAAGCTGGTAGAGTAAGTTCATCGGCTTCAGCTGTTTACATTGGCTATCAATCTGGCTGGGGTAATAGTGGCGGAAGTAATACTGGAGTAGGTTATTTTGCTCTAAATGGCGGTGGCGGTTCACAATCTGTTGGAATTGGTTATGAAACTGGTAGAGTTAATTCTGCAACTGGTCATATTTCAATAGGTTATCAAGCTGGATATTCTCAAACTTCTGGAACTAATAATACTAATGTAGGTTATCAAGCTGGGTATGCCAATACTACTGGCGGTTCAAATACCAATATCGGTTATCAAGCTGGAAATTCAATTACTTCTGGAAGCAATTTAACTGTAATTGGATATGATGCTGATGCAAGTTCATCTACTGCTACAAACGAGATTACTTTAGGTAATTCGAGTGTTGCAACTTTACGTTGTGCGGTTACTTCTATAACTTCACTTTCAGATGAAAGAGATAAATCAGAAATAAAAGATTTAGAATACGGACTTGCGTTTATTGATGCTTTGCAGCCAAGAGAGTTTGTTTGGGATAATAGACCAGAAACGCAAGTTGAATTTGACAAAGACGGCAACAAAAAAGAAGTAGAATTTTATTCATCAAATAAAGGGAAAAAAGATTTTGGATTTATAGCACAAGAAGTAAGAGAATTAGACAACGAAACTTTAAGATTGGTTTATACTGAAAACGAAGACAAACTTGAATTAAGTTACGGAAAACTTGTACCGATATTAGTTAAAGCTATACAAGAATTAAAAGAAGAAGTTGAATTGTTAAAATCATAAATAATGTTTAAAAACGCAGTAACATCTGAAAACACAGAAGAAAGCCACAAAGCGGTTATTACTTCACAGATACCAGACCAATTATCACAAATCGCTGATGATGATAACACAGAAGCAATAAAAGTACATTTTAAGTTTGTATTATCAAATGACTTTTATAAAGATGAGTTAAGCGCAGCGCAGATTGCAGAAATGGAATCTTATTTGCCAAACGACTATCAAGACGATTTTGAAGATTTGCCGCAATAATTTGTATATTTGCATAAATTATATTTATGGAAATCACAAAAGAACAAATCGCAAAAGTAAACGCAATCATTAACACATTGCCAATTGCAGTATTAGCACAAGCGCAGGAAATTGTAAAAGTGTTAAACGAATCGATCCAAACAGAGGACGAAGAATAAATTTAATTAAGCATTTTAAAATTTTGTATTTTTGTACAAACAACAAAAATGGCAATTTTAGACAAAGCAAAATTTTTATTAATTCCGTCCGGTTACCAATCCGCAAAAGTTTATTCAATTTTCCCAAGTTCCGGCGCATTTGATTTCACGTTTGCGCGTACCGGTGACGACGCAACGCGTCAAAATGTTAGCGGTTTAATTGAAACAAAAGGCGCCAATATACCGCGTTTAAATCATTACAATGGCGGTTGTCCGTCTTTACTCATTGAGGGTTCCGCAACAAATATACAAGTACGATCAGAAGAATTTGACAATGCAGCGTGGACGGCGTCCGCGCTGGCCGTTACAGTGACCGCAAATCAAATCGCATCACCAGACGGAACAATAAACGCCGACAAGGTTTTAAGAACCGCAACGTCGGCCGCATACGTTTTTGACGGCGCGACAAAATCATCGGCGGCGCCTTTGCAAATGACTACATCGATTTTTGTTAAACAAGGTGAGGGCGATTATTTCGCAATCCGCGCACAAGGCATTTTCCCTAACAAAGTTGACGCGCGTTTTAGATTTAGCACAAAAGAAATTTATCAATTTGATGCAACCGGTACATTTACCGCGGGAAAAAAGAAAGTTGAGGATTACGGGAACGGCTGGTTTCGTTTGCAAATAGAATACACAACGGACGCGAACGCATCAATTGCCACATTGTTTTCGCCGCGGTCATCAGACGGAATCGTTGATTCAGCAAATTCAACGTCAACGTCATTTGTTTATTTATGGGGTTGTCAGGTTGAACAATCAGTCGGCGCAACTACATACATAAAAACCGAAGCGTCCGCGGTTACACGAGATTTTGACGATTGCGTGAACACGTCCACATTCACATTAGGCGCCAACGCGACGTTTTATTTTGATTTTGAGGCAAATTCTTTTGACGCATATTTAAGCCAAGCTTTTAATATTAGGAATTCTGGGTTTTCTCGTTTTTTTGATTTAATTACATTTGAAGACAGTGACATATATTATATGAAAATGCGCGCCACATCAAACGGTGGGACATTAAATTTTTTGATTGATTCCGGCGAAAGGTACATTTTATTTTTTCAACGAAACAAAGTTGCTTTAAAATTATATCAAAATAATTACGAAATTTACGTCAATGGATCACTAGTCAAAACCGGAACGGTGACGGGGGATTTTGACGTTTTGAACGGTGAGGCTCTGGTTTCAGATTTTGCCGCTTCTACTCCAAACAATACATCGCGAAAAATATATGCGCAAGCAATATTTGACGAAACATTGACAACAAGCGAATTAACAACATTAACAACACTTTAAAATAAAAAAAATGATTGTTAAAAAATACGAGTTTCCAAGCGAAAAAAAAGCGGACGAATATATAAAAAAATTGCCTCACCAAATTGATGATGACGGCAATGAACAACCGACGCATAAAAATACAATTGTGAAGTTGGGTTTTATTTGCATTAAGGACGGCGAATATAATAACGAGGGCGAAGAAATAAAAGCGCCGGAATTTGCAAAAAAATATTCCGTTGACGTACTTTGGCGAGATTCAATCCGTCCGGTTGATGAGAAATCAAAAATCGAGGGCGATTTGCCGTTGGATTTATGGGTTGATTATGAAATCATTTTGGAAAATGAGGGCGTTCACAGATTTATGGGCGTTAAATACATCAAATAATTAAAATAAATATTTCGTATATTTACAAAAAATTTAATAAACTTAAAAAATAAATAAATGGCAACAACGGGAGTTTTTAACGGGACAAACTTATTATTAAAAATAGAGGGAGCAACAGTCGGACACACGACATCTTGTTCGCTTTCATTATCAATGGATACGCCGGAAGCGACAACAAAAGATTCCGCCGGGTTTTCTGAATATATCGCCGGAGTAAAAGGCGGTGAAATATCATTCGAGGGTTTAATTGCTTATGACGACGCATCAAACGCAATTGAAATGGCCGATTTTTTATTGGCAAGAACACAATTAACATGTGTATTTGGAACAACTGAAAGCGGGGACGCTATATATACCGCCGAAGCATTTTTGACATCTGTTGAAATGTCCGGCGAAATGGAAGCGGCCGTGACTTATTCCGGTTCACTTACAATCACCGGCGCGATTACGAAGTCCACAAACTAAAAATTAAAAGTTTATTATTTTAGGCCGCCGTCATATTTTTGGCGGTGGCTTTTTTATTTATTAACGACAAACAACAACAAAAATGGCAAACAAACAAAAAGGATTCATTGACATAAAAGTCGGTGACAAAAAACGAACACTTCATTTTTCAATGAATTTTTGGTCGGAATTTACCGAGCAAATGGGAATTTCACTTCAAGACATCGGAAACGTTTTTCAAAACGGTATTTCATTAAAAGGATTGAGGGCGCTTATTTATTCCGCAATATTAGCAAACGACCAGGAAAACGGAAACGACGTTGATTATAATATTTTTACCGTCGGCGCTTGGTTGGACGATTTGGAAGC